AGATAGACAGTCAGGCAATGTGGATGCAAACCCTACAACCACCTTATCGCAAGCCGCAGGTGCAGCAGATACAACTTTATATGTAACTTCTACAGCAAACCTAAGAAGTCAAGGATATATTAATATTGACAATGAAACTATTCTATATCAAGGTATCGGATCTTCATTAACTAGTAACGCTAATCAGTTGTTAAACTGTTATCGTGGCGTTAATAACACAACTGCGGCATCACACTCATCTGGCGCATCATTATATGTAAATTATTTACCGAATATTAATATTTGGCAAACGGGTAATCCGGGAACAAATTATACATTTGTTTATTACAGAATGCGTAGATTACAAGATGCTGGAAGTGGTGTTTATAATCAGGATATACCATTCCGTTTAATACCATGTATGGTTGCGGGATTAGCATTTCATTTATCTATTAAGTTGCCAAATGTAGATCCAAATCGTGTGTTAATGTTAAAATCAGAATATCAGGAACAATGGGATATTGCTTCTACGGAAGATAGGGAAAAAGCAAATATACGTTTTGTTCCACGTAATGTAATGTACATGAGGTAAATATGTCACATAAATATGCAAGTGCCAAACATAGCATTGCTGAATGTGATAGATGCGGGCAAAGATATAAACTTACACAATTAAGAACGCAAGTATTAAAGACGCATCGATATAGTGTAAAAGTATGTCCAACATGTTGGGATCCAGACCAGCCACAGTTACAGATTGGTTTGTATCCTGTATATGATCCACAGGCTGTACGGGAACCGCGTCCTGATGTATCATATTATGCATCGGGCAATACGGGTTTATATACAAGTCCAACAGCTAGTAATGATGTTAATAGTGGCGGATATCCAAGTGATGGTAGTAGGCAGACACAATGGAATTGGAATCCCGTAGGTGGGGCAAGAAGTTTTTCTGATGCTTTTGTGCCGAATGATTTAAATTTAGTAATTAAAATTGGAACAGTATCAATATTAACAAGTTAGGAGCTTAAAATGGCAAAGATGATGGATAAAAAAGCAGACATGAAGCAAGACAAAGCTATGGCTGATAAGGAAATTAAAAAGGCATTTAAACAACACGACATGCAAGAACACAAAGGTGGTCGTGGCACTAAGTTAAAGCTTAAAAAGGGTGGTTTAGATAAAATGGCAAAAGGCGGCGTGACAGGCAAAGAGATGAGAGCTGTAGGTCGTAACATGGCACGTGCAAACAATCAAAGAGGCAAATAATGGCTAAATTTTCTAGAAAAGTTATGGGCAAGGAAGTTGGTTCTGGCGCTGATTACGCTAAGCCACATACTATGTCTGGCGATACCAATGTTGATTTAGGAGTATGTTATGCAACAGATCCTAATACATTAAAGTCTAATGAGCATACACCGGGTGGAATGCCATCTATGACTGTATCTATTGGCAATAAAACACGTGGACCTAAGACAGATGGTATTGAAATGCGTGGTGCTGGTGCGGCGACTAAAGGTCGTATGTGTCGTGGTCCTATGGCATAAGGATAATTGTGAATTACGAAACTTTATATAACACCATTCAAGCGTATGCAGAAAATACGGAAGCTTTATTTGTTCAAAATATTCCAGTATTTGTTCAGCAAACAGAAGATCGTGTTTATAATTCAGTTCAAATTCCGTCTTTAAGAAAGAATGTTACAGGTAATTTAACGGCTGGAAATCAGTATTTATCATTACCAACTGATTGGTTATCTGTATATTCATTAGCAGTTATAGATAATAATACAACGCCAAACAATTATTTATATTTGTTGGATAAGGATGTTAACTTTTTAAGAGAAGCATATCCATCAGTTGTATATTCATCGCCGACTTATCAAGGTACTCCACAAGGATTGCCAAGATTTTATGCTGTATTTGGATCACAATATAGCAATGTTAACCAAATGACTTTGATGTTAGCACCAACTCCAGATAAAAATTATATTATGGAGATGCATTATTACTATTATCCACCTACCATTATTCAAGGTCAGATAGCAACGCTTGGAACAATTACAGCTGGCTCTGGATATACAAATGGTGTATATCAAAATGTTTCATTAAGTGGCGGATCTGGCACGGGCGCAACAGCGGATATTCAAGTTGTTGGCGGTGCAGTAGTATCTGTAACATTAACATTTGGTGGTAATTTTTATGTGGTTGGAGACACCCTTTCATGTACTGCATTAGGTTCTGGAACAAACTTTAGTATTCCTGTTGCAACAGTATCTAACTCTACTGGACATAGTTGGTTAGGGGATAATTATGATCCTGTTCTTCTTTATGGTTCATTGCGTGAGGCAATGATATTTATGAAGGGTGAGCAGGATATGGTTACATATTATGAAAAGATGTATCAAGAAGCTATTCAACAGATTATTCGTCTTGGTGCAGGTCTTGAGCGTGGCGATGCGTACCGCGATGGACAGTTTAGAATTGGTCAGGTTAAACCATGATTGTTCAAACTTCATGTACGCAGTTCCAACAAAACTTGTTAAGTGGATTAGAAAACTTTTCCGCTACAACGCCGTATACTTATAAAATAGCGCTTTATAATGCATTGGCTAATTTAAATCAAGCAACAACGGCTTATATTACGCAAAATGAAGTGGTTGGTACAGGATATACAGCTGGTGGTAAAACGCTAGTTATTTCTACATATCCTACGCAAAATACGCAATATAATGTCAGTTATGTGTCATTTCAGAATGCAGTTTGGAATCCAGCAGCCTTTACTGCAAGAGGTGCTTTAGTTTATAATGCAACTACAGGTGCGGCATGTTTTGTGTTAAATTTTGGTTCGGACAAGATTTGTACAACTAGTTTTACAGTGCAATTCCCAATGGCCGCATACAATAGTGCGATATTAACAATTGGAACAAATTCAAGTAGTATTAATTACAGCAGTCCAGATTAAGGAAATTTATGATTATTACCACAACCAAAGGCGATATAGACGAATCTCTTTTGAGTAAAAGAGAGGGTAGTATAGATAATGAGAATGAGTATACTACTTGGATAGAATACTGGTTAGATGATGAATTAGTGCATCGTTCAGCTCATGTATCATTAAAAAAATCTCCATTTACAGATTTAATTGGTGCAACTTTAGGATAGAATATGGCAAATACTCAAAGCATGTGTACCTCATTTTTGGGGGAACTTTTAAGCGCGACGCACAATTTCAGCTCAGCTAACCCTGCGCATACAGCTAGTACGCCCGACACATTTAAGGCGGCGTTGTATTTAGCTTCTGCTACATTAAATGCATCTACAACAGCATATAGTGCAACTGGTGAAGTAACAGGAACTGGATATTCTGCTGGCGGTGTAACGATTACGAATGGTACAAATCCAGCGTCTACAAACTCTTCTGCTACAGCGGGTGTAGGGTATTGGACACCATCAGCAAGTATTACTTACACAGGTGTAACATTAACAACAGCGTTTGATACCATGTTGATGTATAACTCAAGCCAGTCTAATAAGGCTGTTGCAGTATATACATTTGGTTCTCAGACAATTACATCTGGTAACTTTACTTTAACAATGCCATCTAATACGACTACCACAGCTTTAGTTCGCTTATCTACAACTTAATGGGTGATTTATGTCACTCGGCTGGGGTAATGAAGGTTGGGGTGTTGACCCGTGGGGTGGCGGATCTGTAGCAATTACTGGCGTTGCAGCTAGTGGAAATGTAGGATCAGTATCAAGTAATATAACTATCGCACTAAGTGGGGTAGGCGCAGCTGGAAATGCAGGAACTGTAGTAGCTAATACATCTGTAGCGGAATCAGGGGTTTTTGCTAGTGGATTAACAGGAACTGAGGTTGCTACACTAAATATTCCGTTAACTGGGGTATCTGCTTCTGGATTAACAGGAACAGTAACAAATGGCGGTTTTGTTGTAGCGTTATCGGGTGTTAATGCAAGTGGTTTAATAGGTACAGTTGTTCCAGTAGAATCAGAAGGAGAAACGGGTACTTTTGCTAGTGGTAGTGTAGGAACAGCAAGTCCAAGTTTAAGTATAGCGTTAACAGGTGTTAATGCATCAGGACTTACTGGAACATTAGGTGTTAGCAAGGATACAGCGTTAACAGGTGTTGTAGGTTCTGGATTAACAGGAACGGCAGTTGCAAATATTGTTTCAGCTTTATCAGGTGTTTTAGCATCTGGTTTAACGGGTACAGTAACAAATGGTGGTGTTTCAGTTGCTTTGACTGGAACAAGTTCCAACGGGTTGACTGGAACAGTAACATCTAACATATCAACTGCGTTAACGGGTGTAGTTGGTTCTGGATTAGTTGGAAATGTAGGAAAGAGTGCCTCTATTGCATTATCTGGGGTAGTGGGATCTGGACAAGCTGGAACTATAGCGCCCGGAAAATCGACATTTTTAACGGGTGTAAATGGCTCAGGATTAACGGGTAATGTAACAAATGGTGGTTATGTAGTAGGATTACTTGGTGTAAATGCGGTTGGAAATGTAGGCAATTTAGGGTATTATTATTGGAGTGTTATAGATGACTCTGAAACAACAAATTGGCAAAATATAAATGATGCAAATACCGCAAATTGGGGTAATATTACGAATGATGAAACCACAAATTGGCAGAAAATCAACAATGCTGAAACTTCATCTTGGTCTGCAATAACGGATGATGAAAATGCTGTTTGGGAAGAGATAGAAACATTTTAAGGAATAATTATGGCAAGTACGTATTCATCAAATTTATATATTGAGTTAATCGCAACAGGTGAACAAGCAGGTACTTGGGGCACATCAACCAATAATAACTTTACGAATGTTTTTGAAGAAGCGATTGTTGGCCGTGTTAGCGTACCATTTAGTGATGCGGATGTAACTTTAACTGCAACGGCATCAAATACAAACCAATCATTCCGAAATGTTTATTTAAACTGCACAGGAACTAATACAGCTAGCAGAAATTTAGTTGTTCCAACGATCAATAAGAACTATATTGTTGAAAATAATACGACAGGTGGATTTAGTATTGTTGTTAAAACTTCTGCTGGTACAGGTATTACTGTTCCTAATGGAACTAAATGCGCTGTTTATGTAGATGGAACAAACGTAGTTATTGCGTTTAATTATTTATCGACTCTGACAGTTGGAACATTATCACTTACCAATGCATTAACAACAGCCAGCGGCGGAACAGGTTTATCGAGCTACACAGCAGGTGACTTACCTTACTATGCGTCAGGTACAGCCTTATCTAAACTTGCTATTGGAACAAATGGACAGATTCTTACATCGAGTGGTACTGCACCACAATGGTCAACACTAAGTGGTGTTGCGGTAACAACATTTCAAACATCTTTATCAGGATTAACTCCTTCTACTGCAACAGCAGGAGCAGTTACTTTGGCAGGTACACTTGGAACTTCTTCAGGGGGTACAGGTTTAACTGCGTTTACTGCTAATCAAATATTTTATGCATCTAGCACATCAGCAATTGCACAATCAAGTAATTTAACATTTAACGGCACAACTTTAACGGCTAATACACTTAATTTAACTAATGCTCTTGGTGTTGCTTATGGTGGCACAGGATTAACAACATTAACATCAGGATATATTCCTTATGGTAATGGTACAAGTGCTTTTAGTTCTGCAAGTACATTGAGTTATTCTTCAACAAGTGGATTAACTGTTAATGGCATTACTCAAGCATATAACACTACTTTATATAACGTAGATGGA